TTCATATTGAAAGAGTTCTTATGAACTTTGATTCTCAAATTGTATGGTTCGCTTTATTTGCAGTAGCATTATACTTTATCGTTTCTGATGAAAGTATTGCTGCTGCTTTTTACTATGTTACAAAAATAGTAAAGGTGTATGTTGAACGCCAATGGTGGTGGTTGACACATAATCCACGCAATCCAGTGGTCAAATATTTCATGTATCGACGTTCTTTGAAACTGGCAAAAGAACTACAAAGATACTTTGATGAAAATAAATAACACTATATCTGGGGAAAGATATGCTTTCAACTCAATATCGTCTTCGACTTGAAGCAATTTGCGAAAAGATTGCTTCAGGGGAAGAAGTTGTTTTAGAAGACATGATTTGGGCAGAGAAAATCGCTAAGTCATATACAACTGCAAGAGAATGGTTGAACCAGGCAAGACGCAAAGCAGCAAACCCAGATATGCAGGAAGGTAGTTTAGATGATTTTATGAATAGGATGGGACTAGGTGACCCCGATCCATCCAATCATAGAATGGGGTTTGGATCAGCAGATGAAATCGTAGATTGGTTTAATCAGGATAAACCTGATGATTGGAGACAAAGAGATTAAATTGTAACACATTATACAAAACTACTTGACTATATACTATACAAGGTCTATAATGACCCTACGTTCATCCCATTCGCTGTTTGCGAATAGCGAATGAGACGCAAGTAAGTCGCGGAACGGAGCGTTCATCCTATGTTATCATTAGCATTAATCTTTGCCAGTCATGTCTCACCTGATCTTTTTCTCAGGTGCGAAGACTATCAATGGTTGAAGCAAGGGTTGGAAGAGAGTAGTCTTTTCACACCTGCGGAAAAGTTGGATATCACCCTTCATTGGATGGAACATACTAGCCCTGCATGTTTCGATAACAAGGACGCAAACGACTGAAGGAACGGGAGATTAATTTCACCCTAGTATTTCAGGAGAAACACAATGAACCTTCTTAACCTTTACAGCAACAATACTTCTTATCGTGGTGTATCTTATGATCCCCACACCAAGAAGAAAGTTGAAACCCACACCGTTCTTGAAACCTATCGTGGTTGCAAGCATGAGGAAAAAGTGGAGGTTGCAAAATGAAGAATGTAGTTAAAGCAAATTGGCTTTCTGTCATTAAGGCAAAGCAAGTCAAAGAAACTAAACTTCATAACGCTCAACTTTGTATGGCAGGTCATTGCCCAACAAAGGTGAAGTAATGGAAAATTACACATATCATCATGATGATATGGACAAAGACAACAGACCTCCAGCATGTTATCAATTAACGTATAGAGGTTGTAATTATTGGTCATGTTATCTCATTCACTTGGATGAGTGGTTTGATAAAATTTTTACATTTGAGGGAGACTAGTTCTCCCTTTTTTTATAGGTATAAACTAGTAGGCATAAATTTTTGTTAAGGTTTGCTGACAATTTACCTAGATAGTAATAGAATTATGGGGTGAGAAAATGTATCCTAACCAAACTTTATTATGAGTTACATCGCATGGAGGTATCATGCACAATCTAATTTCGTATAACCAACTTGCGGGTTGGAAGCAAAGTGTCAGTGACCTTGGACACAGTATAGATAAAACAATTGACGAAAGTAATTTATTGAATGACTACTACAATTGCCTCATAGAATGTCAAGACGATCAATCAACATGTAAAAGGATCTGTCGGAGGATTTTAGAATAGTCTGATAGGGGGGTTGACTACCCCTCTTTTTTTGTCTATAATTAGCTTTGTCAGCGTTAAACGAGATGGACAAAGAAAAGCTTAAGCTGATTGTCAGAAACCTAGAATCTCTGGTAGAATGTCTAAAGTCAGAGGTTTATTCTGATGTTGATGCATACAAACCAAACTATGAGGATATAATTCCTCACCTTTCAGATTACGACGAAGTATTTTATGACGATGATGGATACCCAGACTGATAAAGTTAAACTGATCAGTGTCACTCCTGATGCTGAAAAGACTATGGCATACGTTGCTAGGGTTTCTAACCCTGCCAATCAAGAAAACGATAACTATGCAGGTCTTTTACGTTATTGTATCAAGCACAACCACTGGTCTGTGTTCGAACAATCGTTTATGACACTGGAGATTGAGACTACTCGTGCTATCGCAGCTCAAATTCTCCGGCATCGTTCGTTCACATATCAAGAGTTTTCCCAACGCTATGCTGATAGTTCCTTACTCTCAAAGGCGATCCCCCTTCCAGAACTCCGTCGTCAGGACACGAAGAATCGTCAGAACAGTATTGATGACTTGGATAAAGAAACGATTGATCTTCTTACCCGTCAGATGAATACTCTTTTTGATTCATCTATGGCATTGTATCAGCAGATGTTGGATCGTGGAGTTGCAAAAGAGTGTGCTCGCAATGTTCTTCCTCTCTGCACTCCTACTCGAATCTATATGTCTGGTTCATGTCGGTCATGGATTCACTATATCAATCTGCGTTCTGCAAATGGAACTCAGAAAGAACATATGCAAGTTGCTGAGGCATGTAAGAAAGTCTTTATCGAACAGTTCCCCACAGTTGCAGAAGCGTTAGAATGGGTCTAAATATTACATTAATTTATTAATTTTTTATGGCAGTATATCCCGTTGTTAATAGAGAAACTGGTGAACAAAAAGAAATAAAAATGAGTGTTCATGAATGGGACCAGTGGAAATTAGATAATCCAGAATGGGATAGAGATTGGAGTGATCCTTCAACTTGTCCAAATTCTGGAGAGATTGGAGAAGTCTATGACAAACTCAGGGTTAAACACCCTGGGTGGAATGATGTTCTCCGTAAAGCATCAAAAGCCCCTGGTTCACGAGTAAAACCCGTCTAATATGCCAAGAAGAAAAAAGAATCCTGATCAACCAATTGGAGTTGGTCTTACTGTCAAACAGATGAAGAGAAAAAAACCCATCAACTCAGACTTGATGCGTGACATTGAACCTCTGACAGAAAATCAAAAACTTCTGTATGAGGCATATGAAAAAGGATCCCACCTTGTTGCTTATGGGTGTGCTGGTACTGGAAAGACCTTCATCACCCTCTACAATGCCCTCCAAGACGTTCTAGATGAGAACACACCCTATGAGAAGATCTACATCGTTAGATCCCTTGTAGCGACTAGAGAGATCGGTTTCTTACCTGGTGATCATGAAGACAAATCTTCACTGTATCAGATTCCTTATAAGAATATGGTGAAGTATATGTTTGCTCTGCCAACAGATGCAGACTTTGAAATGCTTTATGGTAATCTGAAAACTCAAGGTACAATTAGTTTCTGGAGTACTTCATTCATCCGTGGAACAACTCTTGACAAAGCAATCATTATTGTTGATGAATTCCAAAACTTGAATTATCACGAACTTGATAGTATAATTACTCGTGTAGGTGAAGATTCTAAAATTATGTTCTGTGGTGATGCCACTCAATCTGACTTGATTAAAACCAACGAAAGAAATGGTATCGCTGACTTCATGAGAGTCCTTCGTATTATGCCTTCAATTGATATTATTGAGTTTGGAGTTGATGATATTGTTCGCTCTGGATTTGTGAAAGAATACATTCTTGCTAAAATGGAATTGAATCTATGAGTTTTGTTCATTGTAATTTTTTAGGTGATCTTGAACTAGAAAAGAAAGAAACGAATGGCATCCGTCTCTACAATCTTCCCAATGGAGACTGGGTGCCTTCGATTACTTCTGTAACTTCTTTCTATAATCGTCAGATCTTTGTTGACTGGCGAAAGAGAGTTGGTATTGAAGAGGCAAATAAAATCACAAGACAAGCAACAGCAAGAGGAACTGACTTTCATGAAGTCTGTCAGGATTATCTTTTAAATAAAGACCTAGACTGGAACAATTATCTACCTGCATCTAAGTTTATGTTTCATCATTTGAAACCCGAACTAGATAAGATAAATAATATACACGCTATTGAGCGCACTCTCTACTCAGAATATCTTGGATTGGCTGGTAGAGTTGATTGTATTGCGGAATATGATGGAGAACTAGCAGTCATAGACTTTAAGACATCCACTAAGATTAAACCAGAGAAGTGGATTGAAAATTATTTTGTCCAGGAAATGTTTTATGCTGCGGCATATTATGAATTGACTGGAATCCCTATTAAAAAACTCATCACTCTAATGGTCACGCCTGGTGGTGAGATCAAAGTGTTTGACAAAAGGAACAAAGGGGATTATATTAAATTATTAGTACGTTATATTAAAGAATTTGTACATCACAATACTGGGTCAGATGGAGAATGAATTAGAGAAAGCACTAGAAAGCAAATTCTTCTGCCCATCAAGATTTGCACA